CTGGTGGGTGAGGGGTTTGGTTCATACGATTGTAATTAGGCCAGCAATGAGGGCACCGACTCCAGCGGTCAAACCAACATAAGCGACCTTTTCAATCCAAGCCGTTTTCGCCTGAGCCAATTCGAGCTCTCTGACTCGATGAGGAATCTGCTCCATGTTAGCCAGTCGCTCACTCAGTTCAATCAAAAGTTTTTCATTCTCAAGTTGTTGGGCGTACAACATGTTAATGGTTACCCTGCCAGTGGGTTCGTCACTCATGATTCCCCCTAAGAGATTACAGTGACACGGACTTCTCCCGAAGCCGAATCGGAGATAGCGAACACCTTATCTAAATCAAAAAGTTGCATCACGGTCACGTTTATTTTGCTTAGCTTGATACCAGTGTCAACGGTGACATCCGGCCCACCAACATAAACCAATGAGGAACCGTCAAAGTCTCCGTCTTGGAGATAGACCAACTGAGTGGGCTGACCACCTGCATGGACTTCGGTGACAGTCGTTCCCACTGAAACGGCACTTGAGCTAATTGGCATTTTATTCTCCTAAAAAGTTTCCTCGGTCTAATCTTCCCAATTCAAAATCGTTCAATGTCAAGACTGGTTCCCGATAGTCTTGGTTAGCTATGACAACAACGAACATCAGAGTCCTAGAATCGCATTGACTTCGGCTTCATCTAAACCGAGTGCCGCTAGTTTGGCTTTGGCTGACTCCAGTTTGGCTAGGCGTTCTGCTTCTGCTTGCTCTTGGGCTAGGCGTTCTGCTTCGGCTTCTGCTTGTATTTTCTTGTGGATTTCAAGTTGTTCGGATGGCATATCCTTAACTTTATTTTCACCTGTTTTTGCATTTACTGTTTGAATTTTCATTTTTTATGCTCCATATACTTCAAAAGTTCCACCATCAAAATTTCCGCTTGACATTGAGAAAGTCAGCGAGCTAATTACAGCAGTTTTTTTAATAATTGCTGTCGTTGCAAAACTTTGGTCATTGTCACCGTTGCCAGTTGAACCTCCGTTTATTTCGGCGGTCGCAAAATTATCATCTGTGTTGTTTTGAAATAAAATTGCAGCGGCGCAAGAGTTGCTATTACTTTGCATTCTGCCGAGGCTTATTCCAGTAGTTTGTATTCCGTTAGCATTGCCATTTGAACTGTTGACGACTCTTAAACCTCTTGTCCGAGCATCCAAAGCAACTGCGTTGACAGAAGTTAATTGCAAAAAGGCAAAGTCATTGGTTGAAGATGCACCAGAAAAGAAAACTAAGATTGTTGAATAAGCTGATAACCCTGTTATTTGAAGACTGCTAACACCTGTAGTGATAGTTGTTGTTGCTACAACTTCTACTAATCCAGCAGCACCGCCACCGCCAGCGTCTTCCCAAGTTGCGGTTGTTCCGTTACTTGTCAGAACTTGGTCGGCTGACCCGATAGCAATTCGACTAGCGTCACCCGAGCCATCACCGATAATCAAATCGCCCTGAGTGGTAATGACATCATCTTGTTTAGCGGCTAGGTCGGTTGTTAGGTCTGTAACCTGTGACTGTGGAATAACAATCTCGGCGAGGTCAACATCAAGCGTCACGTTCCCCGAAGTGCCTCCACCGGTCAAAGCGGTTCCAGCGGTTACCGCCGAGATGTCTCCCGAGATGTCAATCCAAGAAGTTCCACCTCTTTGGTTGAATCTAGGTAAGCCAACATACCTTCGGCTAGAACTCCACTTAGGGCGGTGTCTCTAGCGGTTGCATCGGCAAACCTCATCACGGTCTGCCTGAATGTAGTGTCCATCTGGTCGGCGGTAAGAACTTCGCCGTTAGTAAAGTCAATGAATGCCATGTCTAAAATCCTAGCACGTTGTCGGTGCCTAACGTTCCAAACTCAGGGTCGCCCAAGACCAATAACGAACCTTGAGTTGACTGGAATCTAATTCTCAAAATCTCCGTCGTGGGGTTGAATGAATGAGCCAGTCCAATGACTCGACCAAACCTTTCAATCGCTGGAGGGATTCCGTTTGGTGTGAACTTGACTTCGACCACGTCACCGAGTTCTAGTCCGAGCAATGAGTCACGGTCAACCTCACCTAGTGTTCGAAGATTGACTTCCATTTCCTCGAATCGAAATTCTGGATTGGCAAAACGTCCCGTCAAAAATTCAGCCAAAGCATCGAGCTGGTCTTGGTCGCTTAGAAACGTGGCACGGGTTAGGTCTTTTTTTCCGTAAAGGTTGATAGAGGTTTGGTTGATTGAACTTGCCGAAAGAGTAGAGTTTGTGACGGTGACTTCGTTGAATAAAAGTTCGACACCAAATTGAGCGGCGATTGTCGTGTAGCCAATTCCATCTCCAGCATCGGAGAGAAGTGGACGGTCGGCACTGAATCCAGCATTCCGCTCGACGAACTTGACATTTCCATTCTTGTCAATGAATAGTTCACCCGGTTCACTGTCAGCGACTGTCTGAAGATACTGAAGAATTGGCGTCCCGTCCTCGACGGTCTGAGCTTCCATCGTTGCATTACCGTCGTCGATGGCTCGCTTTTCCTCTGGCCATGAAATGTTTGTGAGGGCACTTTGAATTCTGGCACCTGCAACCTCTTGGGTTGGGGTGAAACTTTCCAAGTTTATGTTCGCCAAGTTTGCGAATCCGTCGAAGCATTGAGCGGTTGAAACTGAGTTTCCACCTCGTTGATAGTCGATGTTCCAATCGTCAATCGTTCCTTCGAATTGAACGATGTCGTCGACTGTAATTCTTACCTGACGCCGTGGCTCCACCTGACCAAATAACGGGGACGCCTCAAACGTTGGGTCAAAAACTCGTTGGTCATTTTGAAAGCTGACTGTCGCCTGTCCGGCTTGATACCTGTCGAGCTCCCGGGATTTTCCTCGAGTAATTGAGAACGAAACCAAGTACTGAGTGACGTCGACAAGGATTTCTCCACCTCCAAGAAGTCCTTCGGTTCCACCGAGTATTCCAAGCGTGGAATCTCCAAGCGTAAAAAAGGGGGCGGATGCTCCCGACGCCGTGAAGCCGATTTCAACTTTCACACTCATGCCGTGGCAAACACCTTTCCATTGGTGGACTCGTAGCGTTTGATAGCGTTGACAACCTCACGACCGACAGCCACGGGGTCGGTTCCAACTCCAGTGGTCACGTTTATGTTGAAAGTGTTTCCACCGACTCCAGTCAGTCGTCCAGCTCTGTCCAGTGGAATGACAGCCTCGTTCACCGATGCGACCAATTAGTCCACCCGGCCTAGCCTTGACGATTCCACCCATTGCGAAATTAGGGATTGACTCACCAGCGGAACTTCCTGAGCCTCCACGGTTGGCAATGAATCCCGTGTTGAATTGACGAACTGTCTCGAACGGGTTTCTAGGATTGAGTCCAAAGAAATTAGCAAGTCCGCCCAAACCTGTCAGAATATTTCCACGTTCGAACTCTGCAATTGCGTCGTTGAGTTGCTCCAATTTTTCAGCTACTGCCCCAAGGGTTTCACCCAATAAGTCCAATGCAAAAATCACGGTGTTACTTGCAAAGTCCAAAATAAATTGACCAACTTGGGACTTTACAAATTTTTCAGCTTGGACGGCCAGTTCACCGATGCCCAGAAGCTCTTTGACTTGAACAAGAACTTCTTCACCCATGGTCTTCAAAAAGCTGTTGACGTTTGTGAGTGGCTCCTCGAGGTCTGCCATGAGCTCTTGGAATTGTGGAAGTAGCTCGTCAATGTGGGGTTGAATGTTCTCGGCCACGTTTCCGATGTTGGTCGCCATGTTGTCAAAGAATTCAATGACGGTTGGGAGGTGCTCGTCAATAAGTGGGATTAGTCCATCGACTAAGTCAGATAGGTAAGGGGTTAGCTGTTCCCCAATTTCAATAGCGGCAACCTCAACGCTGGATTTTAAAAGCTCGATTTTTGAATTGAAAGTTTCTAGCTGATTGTTTGCAACTTCCTCGGCCGTGCCTCCAGCCAGTCGAAGTTCGCCTTCATAAGTCCTAAGCTGGTCACCCTGACCCTCAAGTGCCAGAATACCTTCACGGGCTTGTTTGGTGAATCCCAGCTGGTCAATTGTTGCCAACTTGGTTTCGGTTGTCATTCCCTCGAATGCTCCCGTTACCTCGTCAGAGATGTCAGCAAAGTTTTTCAGATTGCCTTCGGTGTCAAAGACCTGAATTCCGAGTGCTTCGAATTCTTCTTTGTTTTGCTGAGCCTTTTCAGTCAGCCCAAAAATTGTGTTGGTGAGCAATGTTCCAGCTCGCTCGCCCTTGATACCTTGGTCAGCGAATACGGCGAGGGCGGCGGCACCTTCTTCGACGTCTTTCCCAACGGTCTTCAAGGCGGTTCCAGCCTTGGAGGTGAATGCTGTCGCTAGTTGCTCCACTGAGGTGTTGGCCAAAGTGTTGGCTTTTACGAACACGTCGGTGACTCGGGTTAGATTGTCTAAGTTCTCAGCGGCATCGTCGGAGGTTAGACCAAGGGCTGATTGTGCGTCTGTCGCCAAGTCTGTGGCCGTGGCCATGTCGAACATTCCAGCTTGAGCAAACTTGGCCACCTGAGGCATGGCGGCGATTTGTTGTTCAGCATCCAAACCGGCAGACGCTAGGAAGAAAAAGCTCTCAGCGGCTTCCTCAGCGGAAAACGTTGTGGTCTTGGCCACTTCTTTGGCGGCGTCCGCCATGTCGTTTCTGAGGGCGTCTGAGACGTCTCCCATGATGGCGATTGACTTGTTCAGTGCCGAATCAAAATCAGCGAATGACTTGACCGAGAATGCGGCCGCTCCACCGATTGCGGCTCCAGCGGCGGCACCTATTCGAGCGGCTTGCTTGCCGAAATCTTTCAGTGCTCCA